TATCCTTTGTAGTTATGGTTACATAGATATGGTTAGATAAAATTCTTTCGTTACTACCAGTATAATTTCTTAATCTATTTGTTCTGTATTTCTCAAATCTCCGTTCTACATTTGTAGCAAAATCTAAAACTCCAGTATCATGATTATTACTATAAATCCTTATTGTATCAATAAAATCTACATAAGCTCCGTTAGAATCAACCTGAGTCATTAAAAACTCCACAATATTAAACAATACAACATCATCTTGATTTGCAGTTATTAGAAAGGTAATTTCGCTTGGAGTATATGTGTTTTCAAATTTATTATAATCCCCATCATTAAGAGATTCTATTTTATTTGTGTCAGTTAATACTAATGCATCTACAATATCAATTCTTTCTAATGGTTCAGAATCAAATATACCAAATGGATATTCAAAGTATCCTATAAAAGCATCTTGTATTTCATTAAATATAAATGCTCTGTACTTAATACCATCATCATTTATTTTACAATGAAACTGAATTTCATTATATTTTCTATTATGAACAATCCTTGCTCCAGTTAAATCATATGTTTTAACTATGTTATTGATATTTTTCGTAATTGAAATTTTTTCAAGACCATTTTCACTAATCCTTAGAAATTCTTTTCTAATTTCATCAATAAAGTACAATGAATTATCGCTTGTAATTACGTGGTTAGAGTTGTTTATTCCATTGTTAATTGTGATATAATCATACCTACCAAGTAATCCAACAGATCCCAATACAAGAGTAGCATCACCATTGATATTTGTAGTTGCCTGCTCATTTACAGACACTATACCGATAGCATGTTCCTGAAAGAAGTATAATCTATTATTAAAGATTCTAAGTTCTAAAATTTCACCATATTGACCATCTACATCAATATATGTAGAAGGATTAATATTTAAAAATGAATCAGATGATTCCCCCAATATTTTCAAATCAGAAGCAACAATCCTATTATTAAATGATTTTAATATAGAATTTGTATCTTGTTTTTCAAAGTATTCAAATAGATTCTGATCTCTTGAGTATGTATTATAGGTATAAATTCTCTAATTGTGTAAATGGAGTTCCAGTTTTATTTACATAAGTATTCTCTCTTAACGTGGTAGGATCTAAATCAGTGTAAACACCAGAAAATTCATGAATCATATATGAACTTGTTTCTGTGTATATACTTGTAAAATAACTATCATTCCTAAGTTTCAAATTTTGAACAGAATATGTTGGGAATATTACTATTTCATTATTTCCAGCAGTATATGACGGATTTGTTTGAATTATATCAATGTTACTACCTCCAATTATTTGATTATTTCTAATGAATGGATGACTATTGTCTGAAATTTGCCTTAAATATTCAAATACCCCAGAATAAACATCTCCCTTAACTTCTTGATATGCGGTATTAGAAAAATCAGTTAAAGCAACATATCCATTCATTTTTCTTGAATTATATGAAGTTCCACCATATCTTGATTCAAAATTATCAACATAAGCACATCCCCAATATTGAGTATATGTATATGGCGATGATATTGATGACGTTGGTTGTAATATCTGACACCTTCCTTTGTTTGAATTGCCAAATAATTTATGTTTCCCATTAAAAGTATAATATGGAATTTCAGTAAAAACAACAGTTTCCCCCTTTCTGATAAACACATCAGTTCCACTCAATGGAATAGTTCCTTCTATATCAACATCATATTCAACGTCTTGTTGTAATGATAATGATTTATTAACATTTAAATAAGATGAAGCAACGAAACCAAAAATTTTATATATATTAGATTGATGAGTTTGAACATTATTCCTTATTATACTTACATTAAGTGCATTTTTAAATAAACTAAACCTTGAATACATCTTTTTATCACCTAAACAATATTCTGGAGAAATGAATTCTAAATATTTGTTTGAAAATGTTACTGGAGTTTCCGAATCCTGATCTATGTTTGTATTAGATAAATCATACTCTTTGTTGATACCAACAGCTCTATATTTAGCTGTTTCAGCAGTAATATACGGTAGCGGTATAAATAATCCCCAATAAACACTTCTATCTGATTCAGTTAACGGAACATACATTATTCTATATTGATACGCATCTCCATTTTCATCTAGAGGTATATTACTAACAGTTACATTCAAATGATATAATGGCATTTCTACTCTTACTGGAGTAGCTAAGAATTGTATTGGATCATAATTAGTTGTATCATAAACATATTTATAATCACAAATCCACTTCGGATAAGAATATTGGTTTTTACTATTCCTAAATTGGATAGATAACCTATATACTTCTTCTAATTTAAATATCTTGTTATAAGTATCATTTTCTGGTCTCGCAAAACTATCATATCCGCCACTTATTTTTTTGCTATACCATTTAGTATTTTCACCTGAATCATCTGGAGACAAGAAATAATGCTCGACTTGTTCTATTTGTATATTTGGTCCAGAAGAACCAATTGTTGTTCCGTCAATTTGGTATATATAATTTGATGAAAGTGGAGTTCCCCACTCAGCTATATCATTGCTTTTATTTACACAATCATATGTTTTTGGTATAGTAGTAGTTGAATAATCTGGTACTGTTCTATCTATAGTAATAAATGAAGATAATGCGCTATTCCATATTACAGCATTACCACTACCTATAAACCTATAAGATCTTGCATCCCAATAATCATCAGTAGCAAAATTATCTATGTCAAACAATTCTTCACTATAGTTGCCAATAAACAATCTATTGTTTTTAATTTCAAGCTGTCCTTCATTCAAAAGTAAACCATTTGCAGATAAGAATTCTTCTGGAGATATGTCTAATATAGGAATTCCAACATCATTTGTAGTTAACGTTGTGGAAGATGAACCATCATAAATTAAACTTACTTTTGGTAATGATACATCATTTAAATAATGTATAGAATATATCTTTATTTTATTAAAAGAAGTATCTATATTTGATATTGTAAGATTTATTCCTTTATTTGTATTTACATCAAATCCAACTCCTTTATACTTATAATCATTAGCATCTGTATTGGATGCAGTTGTTAAGTTATAGCCTTTAGATATTGGTGATATTGCAGTTTCAGATCCATTATTGTTAATAAGTTTATAAGCATAAAATATCTTACCAGATAATAAATTTCCAGACACCGTCTGGTTAACGTGTGGCTCAGTCATTACAACTGATGGTACAATATCAAGATCTTGAACGCTATATGATGATGGATCATTGATTGCAGAATAAATAACGTTTAATGACCTTAATGGTTGAGTTGGCAAAGCTAATCCATTTGGATTATTTACAGTCCAATATATCTTTTGGACTAAATCACTCTCATAATATGATCTGACTTCAATCTCAAGTCCAGCAGCAAATCCCATGCTACCACTAAAAACCTTATGTCCAGGAGATGTGGACCAATAGTAATTAGTAAAATCCAAGGAAATAGCAGCTTCACCATTTATTGGTATATCATCCTCATCAACCAAGCAGATAGTATCACCAATCATTGTCATCAAGAATATAATGAATTTCTTATTTAATTTATGGATTTTCAATATTGTACAGGCTGCGCTATATCCTATTATAATATTAGTTCCTTTTATATTCGTATATTCACCAAGTCTAGAATCATCATGATTATTAACCCTTAGATTCTTTGCAATATAAATAGTATTATCATCCCTTCTACTTACAGAAGAATCAACATCAATACCCTTAAGTGGTCTTATTATTTTTTTAGTCATTATTGCAAATTAATTGATTCACTGTAACCATATCCCTTGAATCCAGTTTTATGCATATTTGGATCTCTATAAATTCTATTCATCCTAGCTCTAATAACTTCCCAATCATCAATGGAACCTAAACTAGAATTACTTCTTGCTGAAGCAATTGCAAATGAATATTCTTGGTCAAAATATTCTTTCTTTTGTTTTTCAACTTCATCCCTTAGCCACATCCTAGTGATTACTTTTTTTGAGATATAAGCAACAACTGCCCTAATCACTTTAGCATCATCATCTATCATCGGATTATTCTCATTATCAACTGGAAATGTTTTATAAGCCATCTCAATAACTCCAGTTTTAAATCCAGTTTCAATAAAGTTATTGTTTATTCTATAAGTATATTCTTGTCTTTCATAAAATTGTTTTGGTACGGCGGTAATGAACCCATCACCTTCATCTACTTGAATACCGTCAATAAATACAACTGATGGTGCTTCAAAGTTAAACTGAACCGTTGCATCTAAATTACCAACATTGTCTGGATTGAAAAAAGTATCACTTTCTTTTATTAATGTAGTTTTTGTATAAAATTCTCTTATTCCGCCTTCAGAAAAATCTGCTAAATCATAAGGCATTGTAGTCCTAGCATTCTCAACAAGCAGAATCGCAACTTTGTTTACCAAGAAAGAAGGAACTCCTATTAATGATAATACTTCCCAAGTCCATTCCTTAGCTTCTTCTTCGGTAAAATCACTTATACCAGATCTATGTATTCTTTCAATGACATCATGTAATGATGTATATTTACCTTTTACTGACATATCCTATATCTTATATTATTTCTTCTAAATTCTTATATTGTAATCCTAGTATTTGTTCCTCTATTAATAGGTTTTCTTCACCGTAAAACTGTTTAGCCATCGTTATCTCCATTTCGCTCATTTCTTCTAGTACACAATGATTTTTTATGTATTGATAATTAGATAATTTGCAGCTTACCAACCAATTTCCATCCTTTAACTCACTGCAAATAAAAGCAACTTCACGTAGTGTATAATCTTTGTCGTAGTTTGCATACTTTTTCACGGCTTCCGGCAAAACAACATCCAACATTTCAGAAGGTAATATTACATAATACATCATTCCAACACCATCCCTTCCAACAGACTAATCGTGTTTTCACCTTCTGTTTTATTTATGTAATCACTTTCAACCAAAGCCCTTAATCCGGCTTCATTGTAATCACCTGCCGACATTCCTGATATTGAAATAGGGATATTATATTTATTTGACAACCCTCTTAAAATACCGCTTCCTGCCAACAACCATTCTAATCGCAAGAATCCTGCAATTGCTTGAGATGTGTCAAAACATATCGACATTATTGTTTGGTCTGAATTATTTTGATATAGAGTCGCACCTAATGTCAAATCAAAAGGAACTGCATAATCAGAAGTTGATCCCCAAAATGTTATATATAACAGAACCTTGACCATGATTAAATACATATTCAAAATAGTTAGCTCCATTTAACAATTTAGAATGAGAAACTTTACCTTCACAACTTCCTGATGTGAATCCTATAGTAGCTAAGGTTGCCGAATTTCCTACCCACTCGTATAATGCCGTAAATGTATAAATAACCCCATTTACTGTTACAGTAATTGTACTTCCAGCCAACCCGTTCCAATCTATTTCAATATCATGGTTAACAACACTTTGTAAATCACATACAATAATGGTTTGTTGAGATGTCCCATTTGATATAGTAATATTTAAAGCCCAAAGATTTGTTATGTTAACAAAAATGCCTTTTGATCCAGCTAATCCTGTTTTTGAAACCAATAAA